GCGAGAACGGTCGATTGGTGTCCCATACAGAGATCAGCTAACTGACTTTGAGTACATGCAAGCAGAGATTGATGAGCTGAGCAAATTACTTGCAGGCGAAAACGCTGCACTGGAAAAGCTACTGGCTGAACTCGATAAGAAGGCAGGTAGCGGTTTCATTCCGTGGGAGATTGAAGATGCTTTTGCGGAATACATGGGACTGAAGGAGAAAACGAAATGACAACACATGAAGAAGCGAAAAATTCAGCATTGATTGGAAAAGTTACAAATCATCTGAATAGAACAGGCGGGCCAGCGCAGGGCAATGTCACTGTGCGAGACTATTTCGCAGCCAAAGCACTGCCATCAGCAATGATGATATCAAGCCAACAAGCTACGCCGGATCAAGTGGCTGTGTTTGTCTACACAATGGCAGACGCTATGCTCAAGGCACGGCTATAATCAAAGCGCCCTGTGATCCAGGGCCATCAAGAAAGAGCGCGGGCGTGCAAAACTGGACCCTACAGCATGGACAGGTACCCGAATCCCAATCGGCCATGCAGATATGTCAAGGTGGTTCGCTCTTTTTCTTGATGGTGAAATGTGCAGGCTGATGCACGCTGACTGCTCAGGTCATGAGCGAGGGGGTAAGCAGAGTGAATCTCAAGCGTTCATTCAATGCCGGAGTTCAGTACCGGCCACCATCAACTATCACGCAGGCGGATTGTGCTACGTCGTTTTGTGGCATCCTTGCAAGGCAGTCCGCCGCCGTGATGGTTAAGCGGTCTAAGTTCAGCTTAGGCTGTCGGGTTGGAAGTTTCTGGCCGCCATCACTTAATCATCAAAGGTATTCAATGACACCAAACAGTTTCGATGTCTCAACGTCAAAAGAAATAACGGGTGACGCAAGATGTCGGTCTATCGAATCCAAAGCGCGATTAGATGCGGATGCGGGGAATTATGACCCTCCTAAAATCAGCAATTCTTCGAGCTATTGGGCGAAAGCTCAAGAGGATTTTGAAGTCATTGTTTATTTTTCTCAGTACCAAAAGCGGCTCGATAGAAACCTCAGGAAAGCTGAACGGGATTCTTTATCAGCGCAATGCACCGCGCCACAGCACGCGCTTCAATCAATCGGCCAGCTTTGAGTAATCTTGCGCGGTAGGCTTTGAGCTTGTCAGTCAAAATTACATCCATTAAAATGAGGCATGAAAACAATTATTCATTGGGTTATATTTCTTGCCACAGTGTTACATTTATATTCATGCATGGTTTTTAGCCAGTCATTCATGCCGCAAGTTTAGATAGGCTTTCTGCCACTTTGTTTTTTTGCATTTGAATTGTCCTGATTAAATCCCGCTTCGCATCGGGCTCGATATTTGATCTTTCAATATACCGGATGCGTTCATTGAGTTTTGCCTCAGCCCGCTTCACTTGTTCAACATGCTTGTATTTAATCAAGTCATCGTTGTGTGATTCTTTGAACTCAGTGGCTTCTTGGAATTTGCCTTGCTTAACAAGGTCGCGGTAAGTTCCATACGACTGTTCAATTTCTTTTGCCTGTGTGTACATCTGGGTAACATACCGGCTGGGTGCGTCGCGCAAGTCGCTGACCATATTGCCCGTTGCAACTTTCCACATATCAGCCGATGCATGCTCTGCTTGACCTGTAGCGGGTCGCGCAACAATATCCGAAGCGCCGACCACAAACGATCCAAGCCAGCCGAAATAACCTCGTAGCATATGGTCTATTTGAACGGGGCTTAGTGATTCTTTGCCAACAATGCCAGTTGCTGCGTTCAGGCTGGTGCTGAGCCCTCGGGCAACCATGCTGGTTCTATCGTTGAACCGATATTCTGGCCTTAGATTTTCTTGCCCCATCGTTTCAATCGGTCGTCCTGTGAAGCTGTCTTTGTTGGCGTAGATATCAACAATAGGTTTGATAAGTTGAGGCACGGGATTCATGCTCAGGTTGTCACCCAATAAGGTCAGTACCTGATTCAAAAATCGCTTGTTGGTCATTTCCTTGTCAAAGGCCAATTCAAAACCGCGTTCTGCCAGTGTGGCAATTGCACCAATTTCAAATGGCTTAGGGATGCGGAAAGCCGTACCGCCGAACTTGAACCACCAGAAATTATTGCGGTCTGATTCTTCGCGTTTTTTCCAATCGTCGTCATCGCCATAAGCGGCCAACAAGCCAATGGATAAAACAGCCGTTGCACCCAGCACAATGCCGAAGCGCTTGGGGTCTTCCTTGGCGGACTTGCCCAATTTGTAAAGACCCTGGAGGCGGGCATTGAAGAACGGAACAACTTGGGTCAAGAAGCGTATGGTCGCAAAACTTCCCTGCATGGAGAAGTCCATCAGGTCACGCGCCTGCAAGCTGGCTTCTGCATGGTTCATGCCTTGCTTGACAAGCTGGTCATACAGGCTTGCCCGGTTAATCGCTTCACCACGATTACCAAGTTCGTTGTACGCCGTGACGCCCGGTTCAATGAACTTGCGGTAAAACGCTTTGACCTTGTGATCGTTGTTCAAAATGGTAGAGGCATCAACGCCGGATTCAACCAGTGCTTGTATGCGTTTGGCCTCGCTGCCTTCCATCATCGTGCCAAAGTGAATTGTTCCACCGCCCGCCAGCAAACGGAAATAGGCGTCGCTTTTAGGATCGGTCAGCTTCCATCCCTCTGCAATGTTCTTGGCCGGGTTGTAGCTCAGGTTACCAGTTCCGATGGCCTGGACAGAATCTCGAATCAGGTTGCGCACCTTGAAGAACGGGGAGGCCGTCACGCCAATCGTGAGCGCATGCTTCATTGAACTCATGGCATTCATGACGGGATTGCGCATGCCTGCATATTCAAGCGATGTCAGCGCCGTCAATAGATAAGGACCGTCCTCTTGGTCGATCAGGCTATATCGTTTTTGACCACCGTCCATGAACCATACAACTCCCTGTTTGTTGTGAACAGACGATGCCATTTCTGCCAGCGTCGATTGATTCCCGCCCATCGCTGCACCCACCGCCTCAGCGGCCTCAATCGTGGCCTTGGCAGCCCTGTTCTTGGCGGCTGCATCCAGGAGGTGAGCCCAGTTCATCAGCGTGTTGTCGAGCAGGTCAGCATTGAGTGCACCCTTGCCGCCTTTGAGTGACTTGAATGCCTCTTGCCTGACAACGCTGCCTTTGATGTTCATACCTCTTACACCGCCTTCATCGGCAACGCGGTAAAAAGGAACGTAAAACTCATGCTCCCAGTACTTTCTTGATTCTGGGTCAATCAAGCCGGATTGCTCGGCCATGTCCAGAATGTTCTTGTTGAAACCATTGAACACGCGCAAAGCATCGCCATAAATCAAAGACCTATCCCGCGTTACTTGTCCTGCTTTGGGGCCAGTCTGGATGGTGTAGCCAAAATCCGTGGTGCCTTCGGACAGTGTTTTCAGGGCTGCAATATCTTCTTTGGTAAACAGATTTTCTTTGCCGTCACCCATCAATCGTTCGGCGCGGTTCGCTGCAACCCAGCGCATGAAGTCATGGTGTTCACCTTGTAATGGAATCAGCAGCTTATCAACAACACCGCCTTTATTGGCTTGGTCAAAGTCATACACACCATCGGTTAACTTGAGTTTTCCGCCTTGCAAGAAAGCTTCGAATGCACCGCTTGCACCTTTGGCAAGTCGCATCAAGCCATAGGCTTTTTTATCCAAGTCCTTGACGGGCGCGAATTGATCGACAATGCCCTGCGCCATTTTCTTGCCCGCATCTTTCCACAGTAATTTGGCGCGCTCTTTCAGCGTGGGCTGGGTGACATCGAAGCCAACATTCTTCATGGCTTTCAATTGTTCAGGGGTATGTTTTCGCGATGTTTGACCAACAATGGAGGATCGGCTGAAATAAATGTCAGGGTTCGTGCTGCCACTATCCGGCGCGGTTGGTTCATTCGGAATTACGGTATCGAGATCATCGTTGACGTAAGCCGATTTGATTTTCTTCAAGGCATCAGAAAATGTGTCTCTGCTGTAGCCATCGTCTGGCGCAAGGTTGATGTCTGTTTCGCCAAAATGATGCCCACGGTTCACGTTAGAGTGATCGGAAATCCTGACATTGATAATCACATCTTTTTCGTACCCATCCGCCGTCTTGCCAAAAGATTTGGTGATGGTGACGTACTTATCCCCGCGCCCGGAAACTTTGTAGCCCTCAGCTTCTGCCATATCGGCGAATGCAAGCGACTTGGCTGTGATTTCTGTCGATTCGTCAATATCTCCTTCACCGCCATGTTTTTCAAACGCGGCTTGGGCATCAAATGCAGCGCCCGGTGTTGAGTCATCGGTAGATTTCCCCTGCTTCATAAATGAAGGAACAAACCCACCATTCATTGTTTTGCTTGAATGCGAGATGGCCGCATAGGCCAACATGGTGATGTCGTCATTGTTCAGGTACTTGCCACCAATGCCGAACTCGTTGAACAAGAATGCCTTGATCTTGGAAATCAGTTGTTTGACGAGCGTCATCTCGGGATGGTTCTGCACCAGATAGGCTAAGTTTTCCTCAGGAATCTGACTTGGGCGAACTGAGTTTTTCTCGGCTTCGTCAAAGGCCGCTTGAACGGCTTTGTTCCCGGCGCGACGCATCACGTCCAGGCGCTTTATCACGCTGTCGTAACTCTTTTTACCCAACATGCGTTCAAAGCCATAGTGAACGCCGACCTCGTGCAAGACCAAGCCTTTAACCATGTCCTCCGTGAGATTGCTCAGGACGGCATAAGTCTTGTCGGTTTTAGGGTCATAGAAGCCATAGACAACATCGTTATCCCGCAAGAATGGGACGATATGGTTAGGCAGGTTGGATTGGTTTGCCAGCGGGACAACTACACCTTTGGCAATCAGCTTATCAGCAACTTTCGCGCCGAATGCTTTTGTCAGTGCTTGGTTGAATTGAGTTTGGCTAAGTCCTCTTGGTACAGACTTTACACGAACTCCGCTTTCTGTTTTGGCGTAGAAGATGCCTTTGCTGGATGCAGGAAATTGACGCCCGACATCCACAAGCTTAGCCAGTATTCCGCTTCCAGGCCTTCCATCGCTGCTTTTTTCGCTTTCTTCGCGTACCAAAGCACTGAGGACAGCGTTTCTTTTGTACGTTGCGATCCCAGCACCGCTCTCAGGTCTGCGTCCAACTTCGACAATTTGTCGTATGGCATCGTCATCAAAGACTCCACCCTCTGAATCTCGGAAGGTTCCAGTTGATAGGTCAAAGGTAAGAAGGTTCGCGCCTGCATGATCGAGTGACTCCATTGATACTTGAATGAGTGACTCGATATTAGCCAAGTCATCGCCGTATGTCCAGTGCAAAGGTGGAACGCCAATGGAACTTGCGCCTTCAAGCTGACGCGGGTGTGGTGCCAAGTGGCGTGTCGTACCAAACTTCAAGGCTGACGATAACATGTTCTCGGTGCGCCTGCGCATGGCTGAATTACTCAATCCAGCTGGGTCTCCAATCAGAATACGCCCCGTATTGTGTGCAAATGTCGCCGCGATGTTGTAAACTTTTGCGCCATATCCCCCCTCTTTTAACGTGGAAACGTCAATGTAAACGTCCTCCATATCATCAGGAATTGACTCCGCATTGTCACCAGGTCGATCCGTAGTGACCTGCATATCACCTTCTTCATTTTGAGATATGCCGTAGGCCTGTGGGCCGTAGGGATTGACGCTACGCACCATCAGTCGCGCCTTCGCGCCGTTAGGCATGGTAAGTACATAATTCTTCACCAAGCCAGGATATGCGACTGCCTTAACAGTAATGCTTGGGTCAGTGTCTGCTGCAATGCCTTGCACCGTCGTCTTATCAGATTTCGGCAAAGCAAAAATATCATCATTCTCGCTCAGTGCTTTCAATGCATTTTGTTCGCGTTGGACTGACTCTCGACTGAACATCGGCCCATCTGCAATCTTCATGCCTTGCTCTGCTTCTGCCACGCCAGTTTTAACATTGATTGAATCCAGTGGGTTGACATCTACTTTTTTGAGCGCAGCAGCAATGTTCTGGCTGGCGGTTACCCCTGCCATGCTGGTGGGTGTGCTCAGTTCTCCACCATGCACAATGATGGCTGCACCGGCGTTTGATTGGCTGATAGCGCGGTAGATAGCATTCAACTCGCCGGTGCTTCTCAATGGGCCGTGCATGCCTTGAGTTATGGGCATCCATCCAGCAATAGCGTGGTGGGCATTCAATAGCAAAATTCCAGGCCCATTGTTCTTGTTGTAGAGCGACTTGGCGGCAATCTTGGCATCTAATGGGCTATTGATCTCGTAGGCGGGCGCACCCTTTCCTAGTTGGCGTTCTACCACGGGAACGGTTGCACCTTGTTTGGCGGATGGGATAGGACGATGCAGAGTTGCGTCACCGTGCCCGCGCTCATCAACGTAGCTATACTTATCGCCTGCAACAGCCATGATTCCCATGGGCTCGATGCCGCTTCCGCGAAACACGTCGGACAGCGATTGATTCAGCAGCATATCGGCGCGTGACAGTGATGGGTTTCCGCTGGGGTGGTTGTGCGAAAACCATACGTGTGCAGCGCCGGGTATGCGTACCGCCTCGCCCATCAGGGTTGCCGGGTAAATTGAGGCTTGAGACAGCGCCCCTTTAAAACCGCCAATTACCGCGAGTGGCTTGCCATTTTTATCAGTGACAATTCCATCGAATCTTTCTACTGCCGATTGGTAGAGGTAGCGGGTAGCTTGTGCTGCTTGTTCATGAGTTTGCACAAGGCTTGCGCCCAACTGTCGATCAGCCGTCTTACCCATGATGGTGTTGACGTAGAACGTGGCATTAGGCAAGTCTGTGTCGGATAGTGCGGCTGTGGGCTGTACGTCCCCACGTAACCCGGCGCGGTTGGATCGGCTGGGTTTAGTTTTTCCGGTTGGTGCGGGTAGTTCATTGCCAAAAAGATCGGTTGTGTAGTTGTCAGTGTAGTCTCGTTCAGTCTCATTTGCAACTTGGCCGCTATCCTCAATCCTGGATGGCTTTTCTTTGCTCACCAAATACAGTGGGTCATCCCTATATTCTGGGTTTGCATCTCGTGCCGTGTCGGTCAATGCAAACCGAATAGCGCTACCGGCATGAACCACGGGCTTGCCGTCTTTCATAGGCATCACGTCCAATCGGTCAAAGCGGGCGCTCCACGCGTAGTATTCAACCCCATTACTATCTATGACAATTGCGCCGCGAGTCAGGTTTGCAGCCTGATCTGGGGTGATTGGCTTTTCTTCCTTGGCCGGGTACGCCGCTTTCAATTCATCTGGCGTGATGTCCCCTGACTTGACATCTTTCAAGACGTCGATCCGCTCTTTGCCGGTGACATTGGCGGCGTCAAGAATCTCGGTGGCTTGCGCTGCAGGTGCTTTGTTGGATTTTGCCTTCTTCAGTTTATCCGCTGCGCCGTAAGCGTCTATGCTGTAGTCAGAATGTAGCACCCAATTTTGGTCATCCCCACGATCTTTGGGTTTGAGATTGGCAGAAACCATTTCTGTTTTCATCGCCTTTTGTGGCGATTCTTCACCACGAAACCAAACGCCATCCTCAAATTTGGCATAGGTTCCGTTGTCAAGTTTGTAAATTGCATTCTTGGACGGCGCTTGTTTGGCGTTACCTTGATTTGACTCAGCAAAGATACCGCCCTGACCCGATAGTGAATCCTCGGCGTTTTGACCTAATGCAAAGTTTTCAGCACTGGCGTATTGCCGGGCTTTTATTTCCACGGCATCGCGTTCAGCCTTTGCCTTCTTTTCGGCGTCAACGTCAGCTTTGATCTTTGCCTTTTCTTCATTGTCGGCGCGTTCCTGCTGCGCCAGAATATCGGCGCGTGTCGGTGAAACTAAGCCGTGTGCTTCATCGGTGTGGATGTTTCCCGCTTGGCTTTGTTGGCCCATATCCGCGCCAGAATTTCCACGGCCTGCGGCGATGGATTCTTGTTCGGCGATGGCAGTTTGGATGGCGTGTTTTGCGAGTTCATAGTATTCCTGATTAGATACGCTTTCGTTATGTTCTGCAACCTCCATCCGCACAGATTCTGAATCAATCCCTAGTGCGTCAAGTTGCGAAGACAGGGCAGCTACTTCCTGTTGAATCTCGGGGTTGGCTTCGGCAAAGCCTGTGCCTTGAAGATCGGCCTCAATAATGCCTTCACCCGCCATAGATGCAAACGGGTCATAGTCCTCACTTTGTGCGGCATCTTGCTCTGCGGCCAGGTAATCGGCAAAGCGCTGATCGGCTTCGCGTCCGGCCATGAGTTCCGTATCCTGCGGGGTGTAGCGCGGGCTATTCAGGGATTGCTTGATGAGGTTACGGGCTTCTTCGTGGCTGTCGCCTTCGTTCAAGTAGCCTGATTCGATCAATCGCTCAGTGGCTTGCTCGATGGTCATCCCACGGCCAGCGCCTGCAAACAGACTGCGGTTGCCAATGCGAACATTGCCTTCCATTCCCATATCGGCGCGGGTACTGGGGGATAACATACCTTCACCAGCAATAAATTCATGCGCAGCGATCGGTGTTCCGGCTTGTCCTGTGGTCGCCAAACCCAAACGGCGGGCCGCTTTTTCTTGGGCGGCAAGTTGTTTCTCGGTCTTGGGGGCCAAGGCGAATCCACCGGCCACCTTCACCACGCGTAACATGGGCTGCTGTTTCTTGGCGCTGTCGGCAGACTTCTTCGACTTGAAGGGTTTGCCGCCTTCACGTAACGGCGCGCTATCAACGCCCAAGTGTTCTTGGTCATGCGCTTCACGCTCGGCCTGAATTTCAGCCAGCGACTGGGTGATCTTTGCACGGGTCGATATCGGGATGGTCGCCCACTTCTTTTCTAGCAGCTTGCGGACTGTGATGTCGCCGCCTTTGGTTGCCATGCCTGCACGTCTAATGGCATCGGTGCGAGCGCTCGCGTCCAAACTGTCCCAGTACTCAATCGGCCCACTGCCCGCTTGGGCGGGCGCATCACCCGAGACTGCGGGGGCTTGACTTTCAGCTACAGGCTCGGCAGTAGGTTGCTCCGAATTTACTTGTCGTTCGGTTCCTCGTTCCGACGTCGATTGTTCCGCTGCTGGCGCGATGGTTTTGGCGGACGTAATGACATCGGTGGTTCCTTCAATATTGGGTTTAGTCGTGGCTTTCTGCATAGCCAACTGCATAGCCGTAGGCGCTTCTGCAATCTTCGCCGCTTCTAGTGCGCGTCCTTGGGCTTGCAGATCATTCAAATCACGGTCATTGGAAAACTCGCGTTGCAGTTCTGCCCGCAAGGTTTCCAAGTCGCGGCCTTCGCGTGTAACGAGGTCGTTCAACTCATAGGCTTTTTCTGTGCCAACTTTAGGCAAAGTTGCAATGTCAGGATACGCCGACAACAACCCCGCTTCACCGCCATAGGCTTGGGCCGATTGCTGATCCCGAATAGGGGTTCCCGCTTTGACCGCATCTATGAAGTTGGTGACGGCTTGCGCGGACAGTACAGAATTGTCAGCGGCTTTGATGGCGTCATCAACGGTCGCGGCTTTGCCGATGTCGGCAATGTGGGTGATGGGGGCTTTTTGTGGGCTGCTTAGAATCCCGCCTGCGCTGCTGTGCAATACACCGCCTAGCATACCTTGGGCAGCGGCGTCGAGTGCATTGCCTTGGTTCGCTTCGGATTGATTCCATGGCAGCATATTGGCTTCATTGCCTTTGCCGTATTCCTCGATTCCAGTTTGTCCGTATTCGGTCAAACCTTCAATCGGCGCGGCTACCAATGAACTTGTCCCGGCACGGGTTAGCTTGCCTTTGATACCCGGCATTTCTCCCAGTTTCTTGCTGATGGCAAGTTTGCCTTTAAGGGCTTCAAGGCCCAACATGCGTTCGCCAAACTCAGCCGTTCCCGCCAAGAAAGTAGCGCCCAGGGCCTTGGCAATTTCTTCACCGGTTAATGCGCGGTTTTCATCCACGGATTTCTTGGCAATACCGCCGCCGATTTCACCGCCTTCCATACCGTAAGCACTAGCGCCCGTCGCTGTGGCTGCGCCAATCCGCCCGGCTACATTGGCCGTAGCCGCTTTCGCCAGTTGATCTGCTGAGAGTTTTGCGCCTTCTTCGGTAGCAGCCAATGCAGCGGCTTCTTTCGACACCATGCCACTGGCTAACTTTTCAACCGTCGCTTTCAAACCCGCTTTTCCGATCACGGAACCGAGTCCAGCCGTCGCCAGCATCTGCGCCGCTTGTCCGCCCGCATAGCCAATGCCGTGCGTCAACCAATCCACCATAGCGCCGAAGTCGCCTTCTTTGGCTTTGTCGTACGAATAGGTAAATGAATCGGATGGCAGTGCATCCTTTTGCATTTTGTCCTCATACGCTTGATAGCCTTTAACGCCCGCCTTTTTGATGCCAGTCGCAATACCGCCTTCACCGAAGGCTGTTTCTGCCGTTGCACCCGCACCCGCCATCAATCCATACCCGAGTTGCGGGAGTTGCTGGAATGCTTCTTTTACCCCTCGGCCTGCATTGGCAACGATGCCAACCGGTGCCGCTGGTTTTTCGGGTACAAACTTATCCCATTCATTGAACGTGGAAAAGTCCTGTGGCGCTTCCGGTTTGAATGTTGACCAATCCATGTTTCAATACCCAAGTTTTTTCAATATGGCAGGTGCACCATTGCCGAATTTTGCTTCGGCCGTGGCTTCGAGTTGATCTTTAAGGCTCTGAAATTCTTTCGCGTACCGGGTCAGGCTTTGTGAATCGCCTGATTTTGCCACTGCGGCCAGTTGCTTCTGGGCATTTGATACCTTGTCGGCCAGTGGTCTTAGGGTATCAACGTTAGACGATTGAATTTGCTCAATTGAGTTTTCTGGCCGGTTGGTTTCGTAGGTGTTAAGAATACCAGCGGGTTTAACTATTTCTTTTTTCACAACCTGTGGACTTCCGTCCGGCACAAACTTCCCATCCTTGACCACGCCAGACACACCGGCCACCATGCCTCGTGTTCCATCGGGTGGTGCGGCAGTTTGTGACCGATCTGCAATCACGGGGGCAACGCCTGCCAATTTCAAAAGCTCGTTCTTCGTCATTGTTCTGTCGGTCTCAAGCTCTTTGACTTGCTGCGCTAGAATTTTCTTTTCATCAGCATCTATAGAATTGGACTTTTGGAGTTGAAGTCGATCTTGTTGGGTTCCAATGTCTTTCAACACGCCCAGTAGTGATTGACGGGTGGACTGCAATTCTGCTTTACCCATTTGCTCAGAGGCTCGGCCTTCCATCCGGTTAGCCCTTGCTTCTGCAATCGAAGCTAATCGGTCTTGGTTCTTGGCACGCTCACGGTTAAATTCATCCTGGATATCCATCCGGCGCATGGATTCATCATGGCGGCGGTTGCCTTCAGCGTCACGGCGTGATTCTGAATCCCTCTGCAATTCAAGCCCCTGCTGGCTTCTGAAGTCTTTGGCATGGTCAAGCAAGCCCTTGCGTTCGGCAATCGAGGCTTTATCGTCATACTCTTCTGCACGGGTACGATCGCGCAAACCATAGGCCTTGATAGCCTCGGGGTTGGATGCAATGGCCTTGGCATCCTCCGCCGTCATGCTCGAACCCTCTTTGAGGTTGATATTGTCGGCAATGCGTTTCAGGCGCAATTGATCCGCTTCATTGGAAATGGCTTCGCCTTGTGCGGCTCTGGTTTCTATGATGCGTTTTTCTTTGGCGATTTCGCGCTTGTCCTGCATGTCTGCCAACGCCGCGTCCCGCTTGGCCTGAATCTCGGCCTGTTTGGCTTGCAGTTCTTCCTGACCGTATTGCCTAGCATTTTGTTCAGCGACATCGCTCAAACCTTTACCAAGCCCTCCCAGTGCCCCAAAGATAATGCCCATATCAAACCCTTCGTGCGTTGTTGAGTAAGCCTTTGGGGGGCTGACTGATCATGGTGTTCATTTTGTCTTGGCTGACCCCAAACAATTGCAGGACATTAGCGGCCATGTCCTTGGTTGCGTCGGCCAAGAGTTCCGGCGTGACTTTGATTTTACCGGCCTGCTCCAAAAACCCTAGCGCTTCGCACATGAAAATGGTGGCAGCAGGCACGGCAATTTTCACCGGCATGGTTTTCTTGGACTGGATAAACAAAATGCCAATCAGCTTGGCCGCGCCTTCTCCTGCATTATGGGCGAAGTCGTTGGACTTCATTAGTTGGCTTTTAAGCACACCGGCTTTACTGCCGTACATGATCTCAAAACCCGCCGTCAAGGTACGCTGCAAAGGGTTTTGCAGGTTCTGCGGGACACGGGCGGTAATGGCCTGCTCTGTTTGTTGGAGCAGGGGGTTGGTTGTTTTTCCGAGCATATTAAAACCTTGCCTTGTTAAGAATGCCGCTGCGCGATTTGTTTTGGTTGCTCACGTTCGCGTTCAATTGTTTCTCGTAAGCAAACTGGTCTTCTTTCAGTCCTTGCGTACGGTCAAATTGATGGCCTGAGTTAATACCTTGTAAGACACCGCCGATCAATTGAGTACCGTTGTTCACAAGATACTTATTTTCAGGCTTCTTGATAAATTCCCATGCGGTATTGAAGAAACTATTGCCTTTGGTTTCATCGGGTTTAATACCCTGGTTCCCGCTTTGTGTCGATCCGGCGGGCGTGTTGACATTGGTAGTTCGTGAAGGGTCGGTTGTATCGACAACATCCGTGACCGCAGCTTGTGTGGGGGCTTGTGTCGGTGCTTGGGATGATGTATCTACCGGTGCTGATTGTTCAATAGGTGGCGGCGCGACTGGCGTAGTATCTTGATTCAATGCCGTGCTGTCCGTGTTGATGTTTTCCACGGGGGCATCTGCTGTCAGTGCATCAGACGCCAGTGAACTGACCGGGGCTGCATTTGACGATGCTTCAGACCACGGAACAGCGCTATCGTAAGCAGACGCTTCGCCTGCTAAACTTGAACCGACTCCCTCGCCTGCTAAACCAGCGCCCGTCATACCGGCCACGCCCCCGCCAATGGCCATCGCGCCACCAAGTTTTGAGATGGTCGGGTCTTTGGTAACTGCGCCTACCACCGACATGGCGGCACCGACTTCGGCCAATGTCGTTGCAGCAACAACACCTTCCGCGACGGCTGAGTATTCTGCGATTGCCACGATTGCTGTAAATGCCATTTTTATTCCTTAGAAAATCTTTGCCATCATGACTTCTTCCGTCTGATAGCCCATGCGTTTCAGAATGTCAGCCAAGTCGTTCACCAGTTTGGCGTGCCATACCATTTTGAATTTGCCCAGTTGCTTTTCCAACTCGAGCTCACAGTATTGGATCAAGCGGATGCCTGTTCTTCCTGTCCGGTATTCAGGATGGAGAAACAAAACATCGTTCACCGCGACAGTCAGGTCAGCATAGTGCATATGCTGGTTGATAAAAAACCAACTGTAGCCGATCAACTTTCCCTCTTGGCGGGCAGTATAGATATTCAATACCCCCGCTTGCTCCAATAAGGCGTACTTTTCCCACATGGGATTTAAAACGATACGCGCTTTATTCAGTGTCAGTTCTTCATAATGCATTGCAAGCAATGGCTCAATATCAGGCAAAACCTCAAAAAGAAGTTCTTTCTGGTAAGTGGTCATTAATCGCCTGATGAAGATGTGAATTGTTGAGCGACTGGCGTTGCAGTCGTAGCGGCTGGCGTAACTACAGCCGTTGAGGCCGGGGCCGTATTGATGCCGGTAAAGTCAAGGTACTTTGACACGTCCGGCATATTCGTCATGGCCGACGATAGACTGATTTGCTGCTGGTAAGAATTGAATGCGTTTTGGTCAGCCTGCAAACGGGCATTCGCGTCCAGCTTCGGATTCGTCGAATTGGAATACAGCGTATCCGCATATTTGGAATATGCACTGGAGGCGACTTGGCTGTTTTGAATCAGTGCCTTGTCACGGCTTGCCAATTCAGCCAAGTGGGTTTGCGTGTCTGAATTGAGTTTGGCAAGGTTGTAATCATTGTTCGCGCTGGCGTTGAACTTGGCGAAGGTGTTGGTTTGGTCAGCGTTATAACCCGCAGCTTTAGCGTAGGTGGATGCGTCTGAGGTCGCAATCGGGAGTGCTGCGTTGTAAACAGAAGAATCCGCAGCGGTTTGTCCAATGCTAGAATTGAGCAGGCCGCGTGCATTGGCTGTCTCCATTCCTCGTGTTCGGGCTTGTTGAATCAGTCCGCTGTTTTCACCAATGACCTTTTGAATCCGGCCTTGAACAGTTTGGTCATCGGTCACGTTCCATGGGGTGATTGCTCCCAACTGAGACGCGCCGCCATTTACCCCATTGCCGCCATACTGATTCGTTCCTTGGCCGGATACACCAAAGCGTGAGGCAGTGCCATAATCCACGCCGTTCTTGACATTGTTGTCGGTCAGGAACTTTTGATACAAGGCAGCGCTTGCGTCCTGTCCTTGGGCTGATGCTGTAGCATAATCGGACTTGAGCTTGGCAGCTTGGTCGGGCGTGAGGTTGACGCCGTTGTTTTTGGCCCATTCATCGGTCAGGGTTGAGCTATCGCCCCCAGTGACGGCATTGGATGGCGCTTTGTACACGTCACCAATTCCAAAACCTCCATTGACGGTTTCTCCGTTCTTGGCTGCATCGGCTTTAAAGGTGCTGAATAAATCCGAAGCATTGGCACCGCCTGCAATGGCCTTGTTCCAGTCGGCCAGCCCTGCCGGGTCGGCATCGCGCCCGAGGACGCCTCGATACCAGTTATTTACATCCACCGGCGCTGTGGCCGTACCGCCGTCTAAAATTGCCATTTCAATTCCTTACTGTGTAAGCGTCAGACCGACAAGCGATATAAGCATTGTTCACTTCGTCGGCTTCGTCTGTGAGTTTGAGAAGTAATCCGCTAAGCTGTTTTGAAAGTAACCCACCGGCTTGGGGAGAGTGGTCTGCACGATCACCGGCGGCGCTGGCAACTTCACTTGCGGGGCCACTACTGTTGCATCCGGCGTTTGGGTCGCGCAGCCGTCCAGCAGGGCCAGCAGCAGTACGCAGACGATCAGCCAGATTATCAATGGTGGTTTTGTTTCTTGCATCTTGTAGCTCCTGTTTTTGGGTAGCGATTTGCAGCGCTTGGGTGATGGATAAAACCTTGGCGGTTTCGCTGCTCAGTAATTCCGAAGCCTCAGCTTTTTGCTTTTGCAAAGCGGCTTCATATTTGTCGGTGGTGTGGCTCACGCCTAAAACATATTGCCTGTGCCCATACAACAACATGGCCGCGATAAGGGCCGCGACGGATAATAGACCCGCAATGAGTTTGAATTGAATGTTCATGCAGCGACGGCCCCAACGTTAATCGTGACATCTTCGCCACGACCCAATGCGCCGCGCACCTCGCCTTTAACCAATTCAACGGCAGGACGCGACGTTCCGCCAATCAGTGTCACTTGCGTGGATTGCATCCCCAACAAAATACAACCTTCGGTATCGGCGCTGGTATTTCCGGGGTGCATGCGGATGTATTGAAATCCGGGTACGTCATTGATGGTCAATGTATCGGGGCCAAAACGAGAGCTTTGTTCAAGTGTCACTCGGTATTCACCCGTGGGGATAGCAGTTTCACCTTTTATTTTCCATGACTCAACGGGCTCACCCGGCACTTCACGCACCTCATCTTCCAGTGAGTGACAAGCAAAGACGCCATCAATATAAAGTTTACCGATGGTTGCGCCGCCGATGCTATCGGCACGGATGATTGAGAGTTTCATTTCATTTTCCGGCTGTTTTTCAAAAACATCACATTGTGGTCGCGGCGGTCATTCTTGTTTTTCATGACAATAAACTGTTTGTACAGTTTGAATGCCGTCGCTACCATGAAAAACGCAACCCCTGCCACCAACAAACCCAAAACAAAAGGAGGCTCATTTTTCAATGCCCAACTTGCCAAACCCAAAGCCCCGATACAAATACACGCCAAGCCGACGCGCTGCATAAGTGTGTCATCCAGATGCGGCGCGAATACGCCAATGACTGCGATGATAGCAATCAAATAGAGTAATCCATTAAATAAGAAAAATTCCATTTCAACCCCCGATGCGCTTTGAGATTCCAGCGACTGTAGATGTCCATATCTCCCTGATAGGAGTGACTTGAATAGCCTCCCATAATTTTGCTGTAATCGCCATGCCAAACATACCCACTAAAAACCCGGCAAACCCGTCTGGCAATCCGGTTTTGGATGCGACATACGAGGTGGCGTAGAGGCTGATAATTGCACCGCCAAACCCCATGGTGATGCGTTCCGGCCATGTTCCCTTGATGAAGTTCAAAGACAACAAAGCCCCGGCAACGCCTGAGAATTTTGCAATAATAATATCAAGGGATACGTCAGTCATGGGGCTTTCTCTTTTTTAGTTAATCATTGTTGGATAAATACCAATGGTGCGCCCAAGTCCTGTGCGGCTTGCACTACCATATCAGGCCGCGACATGGAACCTAAATCAATTCCATCCCGGCTTAATACCTCGCGGACATAGGCCGCGCATTCGCTGACCGTACCTATGTCCAGTGGTTTGAAGAAGGCTTGTACAGCCGCCCATTCTGAATAATCAACGCCGACACTGGCCATGGCAAAGTTCTCAGCATCTTGTGACCAAGCAGCGTGCATGGGCAACAAATAGAAGTCGCCCGACTGGCTCAAGGGAAAAATACGCACTTTGGGTTTGACGGCTTCCAGAACAAACACCCGGCTGCCCACCACCCACGCTAAGCCAACGTGGCTAAAAGTAGAGCGGGTGAAGATGCGAACCAGATTCACTTTGATACCGTGCCATGTTTTCCAGTCGCCATGACTGAACGCAAGCATATCGCCGGATTGAATCTGTGACCGTGCGTTTTCGTATTTCATGAAACCCCCAGCGCTGTTTTAATGGCTTTCACAAAGGTGTCCCATTGCGCCGCCACAGGAGCCAAGTCAGACGCCGTGCGTGCCGCCTCTTTGCGCGCCAGGCGGTTAGCACGGATCGACGCCTGCGCCCCGCGCCATGCCGTCGCCGTGGTCAAAATATCATCAGCGGCCCATTGCGCCGTTTGTGCTTTGGCGGTGGCCCAGCTTTGCACGCTGCCGGGCACTGTGCCGGTATAGCCTGCTGCTTTGTAGGCTATGGCATCCGTCTCGGCCAGTTGGTATTCCGGGCCACGGTTGCCCTGCACTGCAAGGTAAATCGCGTCGGTGTCAGCGTCTATTTTCTTGAGCAATGCGGCTCGCTCGTCCGTGGTCACGGTGTGCACAGGGGTAACCCAGTCACCCACCGTGGCACTACCCACCACGTTGTGCTGGTACTCAATGCCGTCACACACCCAGCGGTCTGACAGTTCGGTGATGATCGTGAACGGGCCAAGCTGCCCGGATGCGGTAATGAGCGCCTTCATTGTGCAGCCTCGATTCTTTGGATGGTGACTTGATTGGAACCAAGACCTAGCCCCGCATACACCCAGGATTCATTGGCTGCTGCGCCCGTAACGCCCGTGACGATGGCGTCTTGGATTAAAAAAATGGAGTTTGAAATAGGAAGGCTGGCCATCTTTCGAAATGAGTTGGCAGTGATCTGCCAATCAAATGCTGCACAAGGCCCTGCAATAAAGTAAGCCGAACTCCCTGCTTTTAACATCCCGGTATGGCGCTGGCCACGGTAGTTTGTTGTCCCGATCTGGGCGTATCCCAAAGTCACTGAGTTACCGCTGACGGGGAAGCCCGACAGGGTTTTAAAGCTGCTCACTGTTGGGCTGGTTCCTGAGCAATCGAAGTCATAAAGGATCAAGTCCGCCAAGCCAGCATTGCCATTGGAAACTGCCCCGGACAACAAACATTTAGCCGTTGTCCCCGTGACAGACAAGCCATGTGATGCGGCTGCTGCCGTCTGGATGGTCAGGGTTAATGCCGTACCAACAGAGGCTGTTCCCGACGTGTCCGTCAACAGGTGGACACGGTGCACCGAGTTGTCATACACAATCGCAAGCGTCTTGGTTGTGCCCACATTGACCAACTCAACAAACATGTGCGCCTCGACCCTCACCGATCCTGATGTGCAGCCCATAGCGACGGTGCTAACCGCCTCGGTTGTTCCCGTGAGATTGAAGATCGCCAGGCCGTAATCGGTCGCCGTTCCCGGTGAGCCTATCGGGTAAGCGACAACAATGTCACCCGCGCCGTTTTGCAGTGCTTTGGAATAGCTGTCAGCCATGCCACCAGTAGACGCCCCCGCCGATGTACCTAGCGTTAAGGTCGTGCCGGATACGGTAAAGGGTGAGCACCACACGCCGACGGTGATGTCTGATGTGACAACACGCACAACAGAGCCTGAGACATAGGCGCGAATAAAGCCACTGCCATTTGTTCCCGCGCTTGCATTGCTTACTGCGCTGCCAAGTGTGGGAACCGTACCGCTCACCGTGATAGCAAACGACTCTTGCGTTGCGCCACTTTTGGAATACGCGCAAACGAAACTCGATCCAACGGCCACCAAGACCGACATAGAGCCCGACCAGGATGCCCCAGTGCCCAAGGTCACAGGCGTATTGACCGTGATCGCCGTCCCTGAGACCGTCAGCGTGACCGCTTGCACAACGTTGGTACTCGCGCAGGTCGTAACCAGCACTTGATTCGTTGCTGACAAGATCGCCCCGGTCATGAACGACGGCATGCCGGTTCTGACTGTCACAACACTGCCCCATGTCTGAGAACTTGAATCGTAAACCACAGCGTAGCAAGTGGCCCTTCCAAACAAGAAACATGTTCGCGTGGCGTCCAGCGTAACAATCACGGGGAAAATTGTTCGCGTATTTCCGCCACTTGCATTAGCCACCGAAGGCAATTCCAATTGTGCGGTAATAGCGGTTTTCTCAAGTCCGTAATATGCCCACACCCCCGCAGCGCTAGAGCTGTCCGAAAGTCCAATCATGGCCCCGGTGCGTGCGCGTACCCAGCCTAATTGCGTGCCTGCGTTGTCCTTGACGCCGTAGTCATAGTCACCGGCGTTGTAAACGCAATAGCTCGCCGTGCCTTTGGTGCAGGTCGTTGCATCGGGTAGGGTCACGTACAGGCCGGGGGTGGCCGGGGTGACGGTGATGGCTGACTGACTTGTGCTGGTGAGGGTGACATTACCTGTCGTGGTTTGACCGCCTGTGCCGATCAGAGTGGGTAAAGCAGCCCAGCTCGCAGAGGTTCCGTCTGTAGTAACAAACTTACCACTGTTTCCAGTTTGGGCTGGTAGTGCTGAACTAAAGGCCGTGGCAGCAACAAAAGCAGTATTGGCAATCTTGGTACTGGCATCGCCAAACGGTTGTGTATTGGCAGTTCCATCGGTCAAACTGGGATTAGATGCGTCCAGTTTGGAATTGACTGCCGATTGAACCAATGCAAACTCATTGCGAATAAGGGAACTTGTCCCCCGTGTTTGTGCGATTGGATTGCCTGTAGGGGTATAGTTCATCGTGTGAGCCTTAACGGATTGTAAGCGAGAGAGATACCCTGCACGGTATGTTTTCTGTCTTGGGCGCGGTTGCTGTAAAACAGGAACGAGATATTCGTTTCAATACCCGTCAACGACATGGTGATGGTATTGAATGTCCGGGTATCCCAAGAGAATGATTCCCAAGTGAATTGATCCCAGTAACCACCACCGACAACGGTATTATTGGTGGAGCCCAAAGGGGAACCAACATCGGGGTTTCCATAGCCCAAGTCGTAGCTGATGTCCACTTTTGAGAATCCCGTAGGCTTCACTTCAAAGATGGCTCTTCTGTAGCGCTTTCTGACTTGAGGGGATTTCAGGTGATTGAAACAAGGTCGAATCCAGGCTTCAATAGGAGAACCGTCAAACGATGTCCCGATATTGTCCTGGTAGATATACCCATCGTCCGATCCGAACAAAGTAATCTCCCGCCCGCTGGACAGGGTTTGTGTGGTCATTACTCTAACCACTTTGCCGTAGTTAATGGGCAAAATTCCGCTGATGGTATCGCCGGTCAAACCTAGAACCAGTCCTGTTCCGTCATTGAAATACAGGCGGTATTGGTCTTTTCCTCTCAGTGCCGTAGAAGCTGTTTCCATGCCCCGCTTGGAAAAGATCAAGGGCTGGATCAAGTGCGAGACCGATGCGTAATCAAAGTCGCCATAGGTCAGCGTGGTAATCAGCGACTGAATCCCGCGTGCGGTTAATCCAAAGGTGAGGTTACTTGCAGGCTGTAGGGTATAGGCCGAATAACCCAACTCAAACACCGAAGCCACCAAGTTGAAGTTGGCTGAACTTGAACCGTAGAGCATATAGGTTCGGTTCTTGGTGAAGATACCCAAGGTAGAACCGGCGTTATTTCCGCCTTGAGGAATAAAGCCGGTGACATATTCACCCAAAGCAATCTCACCCGCGCCAAGAATCACCGTCCACGAATAGGGCGAACCCAGTGCCGAATACTGAACCGACCCTAGAAACGACAGGAACAAATAGAACCTGTGAAACATGATATGACTCGGGGCGTCGGCCACCATGCCGGTATGAATCGGCACATAAGTTGTTCCGTCAAACTCGAAAGCGGGGTTAACACCGTCGCAGCCGTACAGTTTCTGGGTAGCTGTTGATCCTGTGAAGTTGGCATTCACATATTCAATCGTCCCGCCGGGGAGCCGGGTGATCGCTGCGCCGACGGAGGTCGTTGTGCAATAGGTGACGGCTAATGCGTTGTCCTTGATTAACTCGCCACTGGTGAAAGTTCCAGAGGTCACGGTGTACACCAAAGTCCCTACGCCTGAACCGTTCCATGCGCCGGTTCTCAGAACAACGGCTTTCACCACACCGATAGCGCCGGACGTTGCACCTTTGATGACTTGTCCTACGACCGGGCTTACCGTCCCGGTTGAGAAGTAAACCTCGTTCGGGAACACAATCTGCGTCCAGCCTGAAGTGGTCGCCTTGTACATATTTCCGGCGGTTCCGCCTGAATTGTCCCGAAAGGCATAGACCGTATCCGAATACACCGCAACACCCCGGATAGCACCGGAACCGGGAACGACCCCGATATCAAGGCGCAGGTCGTTCGCAGCCAATAAGGAATAATCAGCGTCGTTGGATGGGCTTTGTTCGCCAGATTGTTGCGCGGTCGATGTGGCTGTCGCTTGCGTCACGGCGGCCACTTGCAGGGCATCATTCAACACAAAGGTTCCGGTCACACGACCTAAGACCAAAGTCGATCCGACGATGGCAAGAATCTTTCCAGTCGCGCCCGAGGTCAGACCGGCGATCGTTTGACCAACGGTCAGCGTTCCCGTGGTCGTGGCGGTCAGAATCCAGTAGGGAGCTGAGGTTGGACTGGTATGACCGTCATACCGCTCAAAGCCGTCGATGCGGGAATAACCGCCCGAGATTTCCGGCTCATAGTTTTGCGAGTCAAACAAGACGCCCGGCTTCATGGCGATTTGCGGCGTCACCAAGTCCAGCCCGCCACCCATGGAGTAGTATTGAATACTGACCTTGGGCAGGTTCATGCGAGAGCTCCGGGGAACTGCATGGATGGAAGTTGGTTCCATTCCAGGCGGCGCATCATCTTGTCATAAAGACCCTTGCCTTCTTCATAGACTTCAAGCGCCGCTTCGCTCACGCCGTAGAACATCATGGCCTTGTAAACAATCGCCATATGGAACTGGGTCGGTAGTGAGGGGATATCGGTATCGGCCGACATTTCCAGCGCGGCTTTGAAATACTCGCCCGTGATGGTGTAGCCCACTTCGGGGGTCGGGCCGAGTCCGATACCGGCGTCGGGCATCACGGTAAATTCAAAGGGTCGTGAACGTGTATTGCGCATTCCGCCGAATTGGTACACGTCGCGCCAATTCTCATAAGGCATGGACGGCATTTGAATTTCTGTATTCGTGCCCACGCTGGTTTGGTAACTGCGGAAGGTGTCTTCATCCCATGCGCCAAAGTTGGAGAAGTTTGTCCCCGTGGCTTGGATTTGTGCCAGCGTGTAATTTGGCTGGCCTGAAACGGTGGGAAAGCTCATGGCGTTTCGCATCCAGTTCCAGTTATTGCGCTCCTCCTGAATCTCCATCCATGCTTCATTGACCCAGTCAATCTTGCGTTGGATGTCCTCGATCTGGTTCACCAGCGTGACAGGTGCAGCCCCCGAGGAGCTTGTGCGTCGGTGCAGTCTTTGAACCAGTTGAAGAAAATTCATGGCGGTTTTAAATTAGGAGGGGCTACCCGTAGATAGCCCCGGATTTTTAAGAGGCTTGAGTGAAGGTGATGCCAGCGGCAACCTTGGACACCGCATACGCGAACCAAGATGTACCGTCGCTGAAAAATTCCACTTTGTCGCCTGAACAGCCTGAGCCGCTACAAAAGTCACGGTATCGTCAGCCGTGCCGAAGTCACCGGCTGTACCATCGACAGGCGTTTGAAGACCCTTGATGATGTTGGCTGAGTTGGCCGTAACGACCGTGTAGCTGCCGCCCGAAGGTGCCGTTGCGCAAATGACTTCATAGCGCAGGCCTTTGGCAGGCAGTGGCAGGGTCACCACAAAACCGCTGGACTGGTTCAGAAACAGGACAAGTCCGGTTTCATCAGCCGACAGTTGACGGGTGGCCACTGAGTTTTCAGCAGCGGTTTGCGATGCAAACGCAGCGGTCAGCGAGACTTGCGTCCGACGATCCGGCAGAGTGGACAGCGCTTGTTTGAGAGAAATAGCCATGATGTTTCCTTTTTAAGCCGAAGCTGCCACAGACTGGAACCACTTCATGCCGCCGCGTGGGTTTTGGTCGTCCACCAATCGAACGCGGTGGGAGCTTTGACCGCTGCCACTCATGCGATTGAATTCATTACCATTGCCATCTTTACCGAAAGCACAGGCGAACTTGACCCGCTTTGCAGCCAAGAGCGAGTACAAATACTTGCGCTTGATGACCTGCTCACAGCCTCGTTTGATGTACTGGGTGATACCGTTGTGTCCCGCAGAAATGAACACGGGAGAGTTCGGGTCATCGTCGGCTTCGATCTCGACGGTGACCAAATCTTCCATGAACTTTGCTTCTGCGGCGGCTGACACCATTTGGTGAGCAGGGATGATGTCGATATCTTCCAGCTCAATTTCCGCGTCACGGAGTTCATCCGGGGCACGGCCAATGTTGATGCCATTTTGAACGTCATCACTTTCGATAATTGCGCGTCGGCGTGGGCCAGTCATAGGTGCTCCTTAAACGCCCCCATCGGGGGCTATGGGTTTAGATGATTTGCGGACGGTCAGGCAGGTTTGCAATCTGCGTCACGGAAGTCGTGATGCCGGTCGCAGTCCAGCTGGACGTGAACGCGGTGAATGCCGAGGCGTTGGGCGAGTTACGCACCAACACATAAGCAATCGGGCAGAAGTCATCGGGCAGGGCAGGGAACTGCGGTGCATTGATGAAAGCGCCAGCGGTCGAACCCGTACCGGTCGCGGTGGGGACGATAGTGCCTTGAGCTGCGCGAAGCAGACCAGCGCCGGTCACGCCCAACACAATCACCGTCGCGCTAGGCGTGGCGGGGATTGTGGCGAAAGCAGCCAGCGTGGTGTAGTCCACCGTCGGCGAAGTGATTGCCGTATTGGCAGCAACACCGTAAGCCGTGGTGAATTTGCCACCGATAGCCGCGTTGGTAGCGGCGGTGGTGGTGATGGTGCTGGTCGTGCCGAGGGCAACGCCAGCGCTGAGGTGGTTCATCGTAGAACCATGAAGGTCGCGTGCATTGATAGCCATGATGTTTCCTTGTTAAAAATTACAGCAATGTGGAGACCGTGCACTCAGCAACGCACATCCAGCCTTGGTTTGTCACCAGACCAGCGTCGTAGAAAGTGGCAGAGCAGTAACCGCGTTCGCCGGTAGGGTCAGACTTGTCCACTTGGCCCACAGGAATGTGGTTGAACTTGAATGCGGACAGACCACGGAAAGCGGTATGACCCCATGCGTCTTTGGCAATCACAAACAACTGGTACACGTCGGCATTGGTGCCGGTGGTGGACAGGTTGGTCGTGCCCGACACAGCAGCGCCCGAGTCGATGATTTTTGGCATGTCAGGCGACAAGATGAATCGGACAGAACCGACACAACCAATTTCCATCTCATGCGCCACTTTCATGGAGCCGTAATCCGACACAGGCTTGAAGCCGGGGATGGCTTCGATGTCCTGTTGCAGATCTGTGTTGCCGAAAGCAAGGTAAGTCTTTTGCAGGCTCACAGTGCCGTAGTTGCCGCTGGAGCTGACTGCTGCACGCACGAACTTGGCATGGTTAGAAGCCAGGCTGCGGGTGATGCGGTTCACCAGATTCAGGGTGACGGGCTGGCTGGTGGTCAAACGGGTAGTACCACCGCTGTAGAAACGGTTAGTACCGCCTTGCAACGCGCCGATGTAAATCAGTTCGCGCACCAAGCCCAGACGTTCGCCCAGTTGCTCGGTCATCCAGCCGGGAACATCGTCTTCACCCAGAGAATCTTCCTTCTCGGTGTAGCCGTACAGTGCGCCGTACTTTTGCACCTGAACGGTCGTGTCCAGCACTACCAAGCTCTCAGAGGGAGGCGTGCTGCCCTCTTGGATCAGGTGGGCGGCAGCGGTCGTGCTGTAGGTGTTGGGGGCTGCAGCGGTTGCACCGAAAGGCACAACTTGACGGAACACCACCGTATCGCCCATCTTGACGGGCTGATTGAAAACTTCGCCGCTGATTTCAACGGTAGAAGTGTGGATCGCATGTTTGAGAATCTGACCTTTGATCCGACCAATGCGCTGTGTCGGGGAGGTGTAGGTAGCCATTACCATGATAGTTAGTCCTTGAATTGTTCATCGAAGGCCTTTTGTGCGGCCTCTTCAGAGTTTTGATTGAGCGGGGCTTGCACCCTGCCCGTACCTTTTGGCGTTACCGCCGCTTCGAGTTGCTGTTTTCTTGTGGAAACAGGGGGTTTCACAGGTGCTTTTTTGGAATCCACGTAAAGCTGCAACATGCGCTTGGCATCCGACAACTCGTCCGATTGAGCCAACTGCCGGACTTCTGCGGGTTGGGATTGCTCCCAGTCCATGAAAGCTTTGGAGTTGCGCTCTTTCACCCAGTCACCGCCGACTACAGAGTCCAGCGCGATGTCAATCTTCAGCCGAGGCATCAGACTTTCAACTTGCTGCGACACCAGTTTGTCGATGTCCGGGGTTCCCGTTCCTTTGAACTTGCCGAGAATCTTGTTCAGACCCTTGACCTGCATCTCTGCCAGTTCGGGAAATTCGGCCCGTAATTCCTCAAAGTCATCGGCTGTCACTTCCACACCCGAGGGTGTAGATTGAAGTTGGTTCAATACCCGTTCAATGCCGCCTATCTTTCCGAATGCTGTTCCAAAACTCTTGTCCTGCACGGCCTTCATTTCATCAATGAGGGACGCACGCTTCACCAAGTCTTGGTATTGCTCTTCGGTAATCTGAGCGTATTTAGGGGCTTCAACCACTTCGGGTTCGGGTTCTGGTTTCTCTTCAGGTTCAGGCTTGTCCGGCGTTACCGTGGGACGTTCCCCAAACACATCATTGAAAGCATCACCATCACCGTCTTGATCGACCGATTCAATTTCTTCGTCCATTACCATCTCCACAAAAACAAAAACCCTCTTTCGAGGGTCTAATCAACAACCGGCGCGTTAACGTGGGTTGTCACCAAGTGCCGTGCTGGATTACTCCAGGGCGGCGGGAACTTTGTCCAGGGCCATGCAAGCGCGAATCTCTGCGATTCGTCCTCTCAGCTTGGCCGCTTGGACTTCTGAAATATCGCCTTCAAGTTTGATGTGGAGTTCATCAACCCGGCCTTCAAAATAGCGTGAAAGTTTTGACCACAGCGGCGTGTTGCGGTCGCTAAAGTCAATCTTGAATTGCGTCATTCGGCAAACGCCTGTCCATTCGCAGCACGGCCAACGGGTTCAGTCGGAGGTGTCATAATCGGGTTCTGGTGCTTGTGAACATCAACGCTCAAAGCCTTGTCGGACAATTCACGTTGAACATTCAGCTTCATGGCGGTTTCAGCGAGTTGCGCCTTGATCGCGTCCAACTCTTTCTTGAGGCTGTTGTTTTCTTTGAACACTTCCAGTTCACGCTTGAGCGCCAGTTCTTTATCAGCGGACTCGGACTGGATCCGGGCACGTTCATTCAAAGCGTTCTGGTAGGCGGTGTCTCGATCCGTGTCCAGCTTGGACTTCTGCACAGAGGTCTGGTCGCGGCTGGCGGCAATCTTCTCTGCTGATTCAGCCCGCAACTTAGCTGCAGTGATGATGGGGTTCTCGGGTGGTGGCATGCTCGCCATCTTCGCCAGGTCTTCTTCGCTGTATTCCAGTTTTCTCGGGTCGAGACGCTTGGCACGCAGAATCTCAGTCACCACTTTCTTCGGGTCAATCCCGGCAGCAGGGTCTTTCGCCAGCGCGTAGAACTGAATCAAAGCCTGTTCTTGCACCGCTTTTTCAACCATGGCAATCGAGCCCTTGGCGTTGATCTGGAAGTCGCCCTTCTCATCTTCGGGCACGTCCTCGTCCAGCAATAGCCATTCGTACAGGTCGCGCACTACGGGGCCGGTGATGTTGTCATCCAAAATGTAGGCAACGGATCGAAGCAGGGTATGGGCATTGTTGTTCTGCAACTCTGCCGCACCAAAGGTTTCGGGCGAATCCGGGCCATCTCTTCCTTGGGTCACCAATGGAATGTTGGTCGCTTCTTCGGCCAATTTGAAAGCGTACTGGATCACGGCCATCAGTTGCGGGCCAAGATTGGGCAAGACCACGCTCATGAAAATCTTGCGGACATCATCCGTGATGGCGTTGTCGGTCAGATACCAGAATTTACCCGGTGTCATATTCCAGTTGCCGTCCGCAGGAGTGATGGCACGTTGGTCGATTACTGTCTGCGCACCGGCACTTTGACCGGCATTGTTCAATAGGGCACGGGTCGCGGCATTGACCATTTGTTGAGGCATGGCGACCTGTTCACCGGGACCAACACCCGCCCAAGAGCCTTCACGGCGTGACCACGGCATGGCCCGGTAAGGGAACTCGCCCGACTCCAGCGGATTGATCGTGGCGCGGATCACCGAATCATTTACTAAGGTGACAATTGCATTGACTTCGACCACATCGTCCGGCAAGTCCTCAATCCCAACTGCCCCCATGAGTACCATGTCCGCACGGCTAATGGTTCCGGTGAAGTGCCAGATTTCAAACGCGTTGCTCTTGTTGTGCTTGCGGTCGGATTCGTTGCACTTGTCCGGGCCTTGGGCAATGACCTTGTCAATTTGGCTGTTGATGTAGATCGGCTTACCGTCTTTCAACATCTCTTTTTTAAGCGCCTTGAGCTTGGCATGGGTCAGCTTGTCGCGCTCAAAAATATAGCTGCCATCATGGATGCTTTCACCACATGAGGGATCGGGGAAAATGTCCCACGGCGAAACGCGGCGCATTCCCGGAGATACTGAGCGCTTGCGCTTGAGCATGCCTTGTTCACGGTACATCGTCGTTTTGAACTTGGGGAATGGGCTTTTCAGAACACCCACACCCAGACGAGCGGCGTCGTGCATCACCATCCGCATCTCGGCGGCGTAGTTGGATTCGACCATCCAGTCGTAGATACGCTTCTCGGCTTTCTCAGCGGCTTGCGCGGCCTCGTCCATCTTCATCTTGGTCACGTCCGCTACAGACGCTTGGGCCATCGCTTGCGGTTGTCCTGGCACTTGAGGGCCAGTCGGGCGCATCAAAGGCTGACCTTGGGCGTCCATCAAAAGCGTAGGATTATCCTTGTGCTTGATCAACTCGGGAACGGGAGTGGCTGACAGAGAAAAGGCTTTATCGTCCACCGGCAAAGCAATCTCACAGATTTTCGCTGCGCCCATGTCCACATATCGGCTGGTCATGCGGACAAAGGCCGATGACTTGCCATCGCTGGCCTTTTTGGTGTTGGCGTAAATCGGCCCGCTCATCGTCGTTGACTTAGACCAACGGGCGCTGTCGTTGCGGTTGGACTCGTCCAGACACAAATAAGCATCTTCACACGCCGCCCAGATTTCCTCGATACCCGAAGCGGTACGTCCTTGCACCGCTTCATCCCGCATGCTGGCGATGACCAGACCAATCGCAGACAACAACACGTCATTTTCCACAGGCGTGCCAGTGTCCTTAAATTCATCTGGCATTTCTGGATCAAGATACATGGATGTCCTTATATTCTTCGTATGTACAAACCACCGCCGCCACCTGTCGTGAGCGTGCCGGTGTAATCATTGCCATTCGGCCCGTAAACCACACCTGCCAGCACCTGGCTTGGCAATGGGTAAACAGCTCCAGCGAGTGAGAGAATCCCTGTAAAACCTGTTTCAACTTGTCCCGACAAACTCAGTGAGTAACTCGGGATGAAACTGCCCGTCGCCTGTGTCTGACCTGTACCCGACATGGACACGGAACCGACCGAAGTCATGGAGCCTGTGCTACCCGTCAACACGGAAGTGCTCAGCCCCGCCAACAACTGCGCGAGAACTGAACCCTGCGCCTGCGTCACTGTCTGACCGGCCACTGACAAAACCGTCGTTGCGACTAACGTCCCTTGACTCGTGGTTTCGGCCTGACCAGACAACTGAACAAACACGTCAGCAGTTGGCGTTACCGTCCCTTGCGATTCAGTTTCAGCCTGACCCGTGAGCGGGATAGCGAAGCTGACGCCAACACCGCCTTGTGACAATCCGCCGCTTTGGCCGGTAAAGGAAAAATTACTGTCCGGTACAAACGATCCCTGCGAGGATGTTTCGGATTGGCCCGTTAACTGAGCCAGCGTCGCCGTAGATGGCGTCAATGTTCCTTGTGAACTGGCTTCTTCCTGTCCCGTCAGGGCAGCAGAAGCAACAACACTTGGCGTTCCTTGAACTTGCGTTTCGGCCTGCCCGGACAAACCGAGCAAGATCGAAACACCAACTACCCCTTGGTTGTAGGACAGTGAAGCGCCTGAAAGCGCCGCACTGAAACTACTCCCTCCTGTCGTAAGGGCGAGTAGCAGGGACATTCAGCTTACTCCCAGCCGTAGTCGTACGTCACGACGTGGGCGACTACGCCCGCACTTGCTGCTGTGGTTCCGATGTTCTTCCTTACCAGGTTAACATACTCACCCGGGTTGACGTAGATAGGGTTCTGGAACTGAACACTACGTACCTGCTGCACTACCTCTGTACCTGCAGCTTGGGTGACCGCGATGACCTGAATGAACGGTAGCGCGATACGGCGGAATGCTTTGGTGTTGGCTGAATCGGCTGTGGCCAATGAAACCGCTGTACCGCCGAAAGCCAAGGACCATTGGCCAATGAGCGCCGTGTTACCGACCAGGGTCGTTTGGATATAGCTGGATAGCGACACGCCGGTGATAACCAGCCTACGCCCTGGAATGTTAACCGTCGGTGCGGGAACCTGATAGCTGCTAACAATACCGTCAGTATTGACCGCAACGGTGAATGTTTCCCAGAACTGACCACCCAAACCCGCGCCCAGGACTTGGGTGGTATTCGTAATCACGTTGGCTGTCGGGTTACCACTGTTACCGTAGTTTGCCAGCGAACCCATTGTTCCGCCAGACAGACCTTGATACGAGCCGTAGATACGATTACCTATTTGAGCCAACGTGTTCGCAGTTGTGACCCCGCCAAGACGAACAGAATAGGCATTAAAAGCCGCCTGTAGTGCTGCTGCGCCCGCACCACCCGTAATTCGCTGACCCATGAACCATCTAACGCCCGCGCCCAAACTGATACGTCCATTTCCAGTAGGCAGATGAATACCGCCCAAAAGAACAGCACCCGTACCGTCATTCACCCAGAAATTGGCGTCAACTGCGCTCATGTAAACGATGAACTGATAACGCTTGTTGTTGGTGTACGTCCATGTGCCCGTATTGTTAGGCCCCGTAAATACGCCGGTATTTGTCTCAGTACCGTTGATAGAGGTTACGCCCTGGAGACCAGCAGATGTCAGACGGAAGAACACGCCGTCCGTTGGTGCCGTGGTAGCCGATGCGATGATCGGAGTGAATCCGAACTCGACGAAGTTGTTAGCGCTGGGTTGGTTGCTGAAGGAGACTTCGACGTCACCAGACAAAGTGTTAACACCGATGTTTGGAAAACTCGCATACGTCTGCAAGTATGTGCCTGTCGTTGTTGTGGTGATGGAGGTGCTGTTTGGGATGAACTGCCCCGCAGTCCAAGAGGGCACCATCGTAGTAGTGACACCCTGGTGTTTACCCGTATTTTGCGCGGTGTAGTTGAACACCTCCTCGTCGAGCATCGTATCTACCGACACACGGCTACGATAATCAACGTCCGCTTCAGGAGAGTAGAGAACAGGTACCGCTGTGATATACCCGCCGTCAACCTCGGAGAACACACGGCCAGCGCCGACGTTGTTCGGATTGCTGATGACGTTTGTTTCAGCGATGACCTTTAGTTGGTTAGTACCGGCCACTTCAGCCACGTTACCGGAGGTATTACCCTCGATGCGAAAACCTGCCATATCAATCTCCTTTTAATCTGCCCAGACGTAACGCGCCTGAAACACACCTGTTAATCGTAGTTGGGTCGCCATCTGTGCGGTGAATCCGACCCCCGCAGTTATAGAGATACACTGCAAAGACACCCCGCCCAGCGGAAGCAACCGGTGCTCAACGGCGTTGTGCGTTGCCGTGCTGTCCATACCCATCAGGTATATCTCTACCTTTGAACCGGAACTGATACCCGCATCAGCCACGACAGTGGTGTCGATGTTCGACCCCGGCACTGCGCCGAAGTCGAACAAAATAGTACCCTGACCAGTTGCCATCAGGCAATACGGAACAAGCCGTTAGTAGAGTCATTCGTGGGCATGGTCAAACTGAAGTTGCCCGCCGTGATCGTCTGCGAACCAAAGGTGTACGTGCCCATCGCCTTATTGGACTGGGTGGAGTTGTACAGCAAGGCCGCATCGAATGGGCCAGCCGTTAAACCCGTCCAAGCAAATGAAGCGCTAGGCGTGGTGAATGCGGTTGTGCCAGTGCTTGATGGTGCAATCCAAGTGAAGGTCACGCCGCCAGCCGTGTAGCCTGCGCCCGTGACTTCGTTGGTTGCGCTGTACGCCGTGGTTGCTGATCCGAGTGAAGCGGTTGTCAGAAACAACGCGGCCTTCCATGTATCGGCGGTGGTCGCACCACGGACAACAGTCGTGCCCATAGCGTGAATGCCGTTCATTTGCTCGGTCTTAAAACTCGTTGCTAAAGATTGAGTGTTACTAATTTTTGGCTCCTTGAGCGAAACGGAATTTCATTCCGCCCGCAGTTAAACGTTTACCTAAACAGACCTTACTAACTCCAGAAAAACAAATATTAGTTGCCTTTGCTGCTTCTAAAACAGAATCAAATGTGCAAGCCAAATCAATACATTCAACTGGCTTTTTATTTTTCCCAGAGATGATTGCTGTAGTTTCAGCTGTGTGCCGAATACCCATGCGAGAGGCACTTAACTTGGCCCGACTTTCATCAGACCAAATTCGATTTCTTGCACTTTCACCAGCAGCTTTACTTCGTACTTCCTGATCAACAGCCGCGATTGCCTTTTTAAGGCTCTCTATTGCTTTAGCGCGAATCTCAGGTTTATCTATATACAACTGCTTCTTTAGCTGGCTCATTGCCGCGTTTTGCTCTGGCGTGCGTTTCTTGCCCGTATTGGCAATCCTGATCTTCTCAACCGTTTCGCTGGACGCTCTTTTCCCGACAGTAAACTCGCCGCCGTTTGTCTGGTTGTAATCTGGCTGGCGGTCAGCAATTACCAAACGCTCGACCAAAAAAGCATCTTCAACTCGTAAGCACGTTGCAATTTGAACCACTGAAAACGATTCAGAGCCATGCTTTGCAATAGCTCTATGAAAGTAAGTCACCGGCTTATTTTTAGCCTTCCAGCAATGCGCCATCCATCTAGTACGTAGTTTTTGGGATGTCAGTCCCACGTACGTCTTGCCACTTTCATTGTGAGTAGCAATATAGATAATGGCCTGCTTAGTGATGATTTATCCTAAGTTGCCCTGCACATTAAAAGCTGTACCTGGGGGGAGTTTGAAAACATCAGCGCCGCGCTTCACCAGCTTGTCGCCCAGAAAATAAGTCTCAACCAACGCAATGCCATCCGGCGAGAACTGCCAATCGACCTTACGGGTCAAGTCCTTCATGCGAAGGTTGACCATCTTTCCATCGATGGCCGCATAGATCATCGGCTCGTCTGTGGTGAACCGTGCCAATAGTTTTGCAATCAATAATTTCATGCGAATTTAGCCTTCAGGTCAGCGAGTGAATCACTCAATCGGGAATGGTCAGACATCAGATCGGCGTAAGCCTTTTTGCTGTTCATCAATTCATCATCGACGCTTTCCAGTTCGGCCTTCTTCGCCAAGATGGTGGCAGTCAGTGCGGCAATCTCCGCTGCCACTGCTGCCTTGGCATGCATGGCGTTGGTCGTGGCCGAATCAGTCATGCGTTGCGATTCGGTTTTAGCTGCGTCAATGATCTCAGCCGCTGATTCAGTGGCTTCGGCGCGGGCTTGGGAAAGAATCTCAGCCGCCTTACCTTCGGCAAACTTGATTTCCGCCTTAATGCCTGCGAGTTGATCAACAGCTTTTGCGCATTCGGCTTCTGCTTTGGCGCGGGCGTCTTGTGCTTCTTTGCGGGCTGACTCCATCGAGCCGATACGGTCAAGCGCTTCTGAGGCTTGCTCGAACCCGCGCATTAGCGCGACTTGCCGCTTGAGAAAGTCGGCAGCTTCGGTTGCGTTGCTCATGTTAGTCCTTAAATTCGGAGGGCTTGCTGGCGGCGCAAGACCATGGAGATCACAACTGACGTCACCCCCACCGAGGCGCGAGGCCGTGCGAGTTGGGTAATCTCTACCACTTGCTCCAAGCCGGGGGCAGTCTTGCTTATGGCAACGGCTTGAGCGTCGGTCAGAACCTGATAGTTCGTGCCGTCGTTATTCGATCCTTCAAAGACCACAGTGCCACCACCAAAAGCGCCTTCAAATTGAACAGTGCGGTCAGCCCATTGAACCATGCTCACGGGTGCGCCATCGTCTGTGCCTGTGAGTGTCCACTGGTAGCGGATGCATGATCCATCATTGGGCAGGAGCGGGGTGATAACGGGGGCTACGGTTGCCATATGGTTCCTTGGTTATCCCAACATGCCCATTGAGGGCTGTGGGTTACTGTATGCCGCAAGCCTCTTTTGCTGCGGCGTTGATTGAGTTTTTGCGAAGCGAAGTGCCATTAATGCGTACCTTGTGGCCGACATCAAATCGTCGCCTTCTTTGACTACTTTCCCGTCTTTGCGGTGGTAGATTCGGAACTCTTCCCACCAATCGTGAAGGTGTTTCGCCACTTTTAATCGGCCTGTTTGCATCCGGTCTAGCATGTCCATCAGACCTGCTTCAACGCCATTTCCGCCTGTGCCTTCTTTGTCACCACGGGCTGGCGCATGCGTCACCTTGTCTTTGAGCATCGCAACACCTAGATTGCGGTATTGCATCGCCAGGGCATCGCCAGAGCCTTTGTCGTGCTGCAATCCATCATGCGGCCAAGCTACAGGAATCCATGATCCTTTGGCTTTGATCGCTGCGGCATGGATGACCGGCGTTTGTTCTTTGACGCGGTAGCAGTCGTAAACATGGGCAGTATCTGTATCCCTGTCCCAAGCAATCCATACCGCAGCGGTAGGGTGATCCCATCCGAAGTCAAGTGCACAGATACGCGGCCAGTGATTAGGGATTGAAACCGGCATTTCCCGGATGACATCCTCAGACACCGGGAAAATTGCACCGCTGCCTAGTGTTGGGGTTCCGTTTGACCTTGCCTCACGCTCATGCAGTGGGTAGCTGGCAATGATCGACTTCCGTTGTTCTGGCGTGTAGTGCATCGCATCGGCAATCCCCATCTTGGTGACATGCGTGCCATGCGGCTTCTCGACAAGAAACTTTTTAACTACGTTGCTCATGCCCTGTAAAGGCGTGAATGTGATAAATGTGATGCCTGATACGCCCTCAGAGCCATTAGAACCGACGTTGGTGCGCGTCAAGCCTTCCGAGTAGATATCTTCGGGCGGCTCTTCGTCAAACCAGACAAAATCCAAACTGGGCCCCTGCCATTTCTCACGGCCTTTTTCGTAGGCCTTAAAGCTGACGATTGAAATGCCACCGGAAACATGCTTAACCTTGATCGAATCTACAGCATCAGCAATGCCATGACCCGCACGCGTCACTTCAATAATGTGTGACTTTGGGATTGATCCCGTACCGTGCTGCCCAGGCAGTCCAAGCAAAATCTTCTGCGGGTTATCACGGGTTGATTCTCCGGTCACACCAGATGCCCACCCGATAACACGCCGATTCCAGCGCTTACCATCCCACCAATCCGGATAGAGTCCAGTCAGGTGCATGGCAACCTCAAAACCAGCCGACCACGTTTTCCCCAGCTGATTTCCTGCGCAAAGTAAGCGCTCCCTTACACCAACATCACCGCCAGCATCATGAAAATCCTGCTGCTTTTGGTAAGGCGTGTAATCAGCCAGCTTGTTTTCGTCAAGCTTCTTGCGTATTTCAATGTCGAGTGCTGCCAGCGCCTTTGGCGACAACGCCGACAGGCTCTGCATAAGCTCTGATTTCATTGATTGCGTCTTTCATAGACTGTAAATCAGCATGATCCAATCCATCAAGCGGGCCTGTCTTAACTTCAGACCGATCCACAAACATGGAAAATTCTTTGCCAATTAGCTCAAGTGCTTTATTCGATGCGGCTAGATTCTGTGCGGCTTTGTATTCGCCCGTCGGTTCGCCATCTGAATTGATGATGGGCTCGCCAGTCTTTCCTAGTTTGACAATCTCAACCAGCTCATTCATGACCCAAGCTCTATCAATCCCGGTCTTCTCCGTAACCCGTTCCGTAGCCAGCCTTTGAAGTTCCGCAATTCTTCCACGTACCTCAGGCTTAGCTGCTAACTCACTCCCTGTTACAGTTGCGCGCTTTTCAGCAAATCCAGCGGTTACGGCAGATTCCGTTGCGGTTACGCCTTTTGCCATCAATTGAGCGAAGTGTTCCCACTTAGGATTCTTCAACATAAACTTACTCAGCCATGGATTCGGTTGCAATTACGCTCAGATCAACTACGCAATCATCATTCAGCCAACTTAGGATCATCTCGGCGGTCTTGTGGGCTTCTGAGTCTGGGTTGTATCCACCCTCATAAGCGACGCGCATGCCGACATTGGGCTCACCGGACTCTGTTTGTCCGGCATCATCCAGAACAATGATGACTTGCATTAGGCGGCGACGCTGTTAAAGCCTTCTTGCATGGCTTTGTCTTGACCGTTGGTGTCTGCCATAGCTCCCTCGTTCTTTAGGGCTTCTAGGGCAGCTGTTAATGCACCTTTGATGTCGGGGAAGGTTTGAGCACCGGGCTCATTGGCTTCTTCGGCGGGGTTCTCTTGGGGGGCCATGCCTGGAGCTGCCCCGGCTGCAGCTCCAGCTTCTGGCTCCATGTCTTCCTCGGGTTGCTCGACATAGACTTTGTAATCGCCCTGATCCGTGGCTTCGATGCAGACAGTAAACATGGTATGGCCCAAATAAAAAAGCCGATCACTTGGATCGGCGTAAAGATCGACTTTCGTCAACCTATGGAGTTCGGTAGTTACAGACGCCCCATTTAGAGGGCTCTCTTATTTTTTTAGTGTCGTCTGCCCCTCCAATGGATAGGGCGATGCGTGTATGCACTATTCGCTGGTGCATAGCATACCATGAATTTGATTCATATCAATCAGAAGTTGCTTTTTTGCAACAATCAAGCTGTTTCTGCAATTCTTTCGACACGGTTACTTAGCATTTGACGTCCATCAATCACCAATTGGTTAAGCCCGTCGATGTTTACCCCTAGCTTTCGACACATTTGCCAGTAGTTTGTTCCGGTCACGTAATACCAACGGATTGACTCTCTTTGTTTATCTGGGAGTGCGGCCACGGCTTTCTCCATCTTGTGCCCGTCCAGGGTGTCGCATGACTTCCTTAATTCTGGGGCATGCCATTGGCGGGAATTGCTTTGGGTGTTGGCCCACATTGGATGTTGTTTACTTCCAAACCCCACTTTGACATACGATGCCCAGTTCTCCAGACGCTCGTGCATGGCGGATTGATGGGCGGGGACAAAAAACAGATCAACTTCTTTTTTCATTGATGCCTTTGTGATGGATGTTTATTTTATTCGGATAAATCAGGAACTGGAATGCCTTTGGGCCACACCCTGCGACTGACCAGCTCCAGGATGGTCTTAACGTGGGCCTGCCTCCATAGCTCGTTCCGCTCGTCCCCAGTCAGACAGTAGCTTTGATCTACGTCGTTATGGCAACGGGCGCACAGGCTGGCGCAATAGATGTCACTTGCCTTGATGCCTCGCCCTTTGCCGTGCCTTGATTGGTTTGAGTGCGCCCCGCAGACCGTCCCATCATCCCGCCCGCAATGTTGGCATGGGATAGCCCGATAAGCTTCCATGAGTTTCTTCGAGCGGATGTAGGTGAATTTAGGGCGCATTAGTCGGCCATCGAGTCGATTGATAGCAGAAGCCCTCGCTTATTCATCTGTTTATTAAGTTCCGCAAACATGACGTCCGGGAAAGCCTCGGCCATTGCCTTTATGTCTAGCTTCTCATTACTTGTTGCATCCGAGGAATGCTTAGGATTGCACCCAAGCTGACGGCGTAGGAGCTTCTCAATCTGATCCAACGCCTCACGAATCGCAGACTCATGATTTTCTCTATACGTTACTAATTGACGGTTTATTTTTTCATCACTCCATGATACTTTTCCAGTATCGGAAACATGACGGTTTCCCGTGCAAACGATAATTTCAATGTCCATAAATTACCCTTTAATATGCTCAATCCACTTGCAAGCCAACTCGGTGCGACGGTCAATCAGCGTTTTCCCACGCGTCCAGTTGGTGAACGATGTAATATGCACCCCTAGCGCTGCCGCTGCTGACGCATGTGTGTAGCCCATGCGCCGCTTCCATTGGAGTAGTTCTGTGATGGTCATTTCATCCTCTCGCTTGTGTGTACTTTGCGAATGGCCCACGGATCAGACGGTGGAACTTTTCCGCCGCTACTTCATCGTGATCCAGTTCGGCACGGCTATCAATGCCGCACATATCGCGCACGAATTCAGCCGCATGATCTGCGCTCACAATCGGCCATGTCATTTCAGCAACTCCATTGATCCATACCCAAAACTCAGGGCTTGCGCACCACATGCCCGCCAGTTTTGACAGTGCGCCGCCTTTTGGCTTATCCGATGCCGGAATAGCGGTTTCGGACTTTTCGGGGGTGTCCACTTTCTGGACATCCTTTGCTACCGCATATCCTACCGCAAGCGCAGCAATGGCCGCAGGCGTCCCAGGCGCGGCGAACAAGCGGAAAGCGTCTTGTGCGTGCATGGGCTCGATGTCGAATGAGATCCGAAGCGTTCCGTCCGCCATCGTTTTTAGGCTGACGCTGGCGCAAGGTATGGCGCTCATTTCTGCACCCCGCGCCATGGCAGTTGCTGACGGCTGGCGTCGTTGAGGTTATCGAGCCAGACGTTTTGGCGAGTCCTCGGGTTAAACCACCAATAGGCTGGGCCTTTGACATACCAGATGCCTGGATAAAGGATGCTTTTCTTGTTTGAGTCGCCCTGCCACAGGTCAAGCGTGATCTCATTGCCCACGCCGTCCTCGTAGTTGCACTTGCGGTGGTCGCGCTCGTACCAGCCATCACGGGCAGGCACTTGGCTGGGCTTGTACCATTTCGTTTTCTTCATGCTGCAAGCCCTCCCAATCCCGCCCAGTGCCCGCCGTACTCTTTCCAAGCCCGCCCCGCTTTAATGCCCGTTATCAGGCTGCGGTTCACCCCATAACGCAGCGCCAGCACCGGGCCACTTTCAGTGCTTGAGCGAATCTCGCGGGCTTGCTCCATCGTCAGCTTCATCTTCCCGCGCCTTGATTCGGCAATCTTGGATGCCCGGACAATGCCTGAGAATGCGCCGCGCTTGGCTGCACGCTTGGCAATCTTGCTGGTGGTGGATTGAACCAAGTGAGCCGGGTTAATGCAGCGCTTCTCCCCGCAGGTCGTATCTATCGGCTTACGCGGGATCAATTCGCCGCCGTTGAGTTGGTACATGGCGCGGCGTACCAGCGTGCAGGGTTGGCCGTAAGGCTTGTAAATGGGATGACCCGTCCCTGAGCCCACAGCGCCCGTCCACAGCAGGCAGTCGCCATACTCTTCGGTGCGCTCAATCAGGGCCATCATGTGCAGGGTGTCGGCTTCTTCGTTCACAAATTCACCCCGCTACGGATCTGGACTCCAACGGCCACCACCAGCGCCCCGACTTTAGGCTGCCCTGGTATCCAGTCCACCAGTACGGGCCGAAACCGGGAATCATCCACGCCCAACGCCTCGGCCATGCCATCGAGCAGCGCTTTTGACGCGGCTAGCATGTTGTCGGCATCACGCTTGCGCTTGTCGGGCAGCATGTAAACGAGCGAGAGCGGAATGAACTCGGGCCATTTTTTTGTCGCCGGTCGGTCTTGCATCGCCTCTTTTGTGCAAATCACTCCGGCCAGGCGCTGCGCGTCTTTGACGGCTTTCGTCTTTGTCCAGTGCGTGCCGTTTTTCCGGTTGGGGAAAAGAGCGGCAGCGGGGAAAGGTAGGCGGATTACCATCATCGTGATTCCTCGATGATCTTGAGCAACTGCGCCAAAGTCTTGACCTTGCGCATCTTTCCGCCCGGTGGGCTTGCATCGTGCGGGTTTTTACCCATTTCATTGTCGAATTGATACCAATTCAGCCAATCGGACTCATCCCCCAAAGCAGCACTCAGCGCAAGCGTGTGATAGCCAAAAGACTCCCAAACCGTCTCATAAAACTTGGTTTCAGGCATGTGGCCAAAGATGGCATGCACTGAGTCGCACAGCTTTTCGATCTGGTCATGGTTTCTTTTCCAGTCTTCGAGAAGTTGCATTGCGTATTTTGTTTCTATCATTTAAATCCCCATAGGTTGCCGATAATCTGTCATGTGCTTGTTCCCCTTGTCTTTGTTGCATAATCCGCAAAGCACTTGCAAGTTTTCAAAGCTAAGCGCTAACTCAGGATAAAATTTACGCGGCTTCACATGGTCAACATGAATACGACGCGTGTTGTCCGAGGTGTACCCGCAGCACATGCACTTGGCACCATATTTCTCTAACACCTTTGCCCTCAATTCACGCCATGCTGTGGATCGCAGGAAGTCACCGCCAGTTGTTTTAATGTCCTCTGCAATCTCGTTAGCGCTCTTCTTCTTGAGTGAAAAAACAAAGTCAGACTTTGCTGTCCTCATCTTCAATTTGGCTATGAGCCGTTTCTGTTTGCTGATCATGTTTGTCGTTATGTAACGCAAAAAACCCGCTAAGGTTTTCGACTCTCCGCGTGGCAGCGAGGGGATTTCTCCCCGAAGAGCCGAAGCCTTAACGGGTTCGGTGTTTTGTGTCTTGCTGCCACGCTTGACGAATAAATATTACCACGATTTTGATGCAGGTCAATAAAAAACAATCATTTTTTCACCCTCGTAACCTTCAAAACACCTTTTGCAATCAATACGATCGTTAGTACGATGCCAACTATTAACCCTAGTCCAAAATATAAGGCGTACATTAATTTATTCCCCAGTCTTTTTTGCTTCGGTTGATGATTTCTTCGCCAGATTCAAAAGAATCCGCCATGCTGTTGCAGCCACGATTGGTATTTGTCCATTGCCAGTTGCTCTAAGTCGCTCCATCCTATGGGCCATCCCATCAACCACTCGTGATTCATTGGGGTAGGTATCCCAAATACCGCTGTAAATGCACGGGCGCTTGGCCACTTTTGCATGCTCTGAGCTGTGTAGTTCGCTGTGCATGTCGGTGTATGCAAGTAGCCAATATCGCTTCCTAACATGGTCTGCACCCAAGTCTTTCGCGGATAGGGAAATGCATTTGGTTTGGTAACCCATCTGCTCGCAGTCGGTCGCTGCCGTTTCAATTGATCGTCTGCTGACGTTCTCGGCAAATACGTACCGGGGAGCGACATCTGCCACGATCCGTCGCATTTCCGGCCAGAGATCGTCTGCATTGTTTCTCCCAGAAGCTGCCGTGCTGTAGGCTTGGCACGGAAACCCGCCAGATACCACATCAACAATGCATCTCCATGGCTTTCCGTCAAAGGTGCGGACATCATCCCAAATCGGGAAGGGCGGGAGTAGTCCGTCATTTTGGCGAGCGATGAGTACACTTGAGGAGTACGAATCAATTTCAACTCCACAAATAGTGCGCCATCCAAGCAATTGGCCTCCGAGTATTCCACCACCAGCGCCCGCGAATAAAGCCAGCTCATTCATTTCACTCCCCATTTTTCGGCACTGCGCCGGATGATTTCTGCGCCAGCATCTCGCGTTTCAGATCGTCGGCTATGGCTGCCCATAGTCCCGACTTGTCTGCTGCCATTTCCTGCGCTCTTGCCCAGGCATAGGCTTTGTCCATTTGGGCTATCCATACGAGATGGGCTAAGTGGTCGGTGTAGGTCATATTGCATCTTTTTCTGGCCTTGCAGCGCTTCTCTCAATCAATACTTCACGATGTCTATCGGCCATTTCGGTGCAAACTTTAAACGTTCCTACCATTAGCACAATGTAATCGTGCGATGTGTCAGCCATAAAGCTCTCTTGGTTTTTCGCCAGCGATTCGACCAAGTTTTGAACATGAAAGCAATTTTGCTTCTTACTCCATTCAAGACAGTACATTACATTCCCCTTTGTTTAAATTGATCCTGCTTTTTTGCTGGTGGTTCGCCATTCCATTGGCCGAATTTTGTTTGTTCACCGACATAAAAAAGGTGAACATCGCCACACCGACCTTGCCGGTTTTTGGATACCCTGAGCAATGCGTAGTTGGCGTATTCAGCCCCGAAGTCTGGGTTTGCCATGATGGGTCGGTGAATGAAGGCAACCACGTCTGCATCCTGCTCAATAGCCCCAGAGTCACGCAGTTCATGCAGTCCAGGGGGATGATTACCTTTATCGGCTGCACCCCGGTTCACTTGGGCCAAGCACACGACCACAATGCCCATGTCTTTCGCCATCGTTTTCAACCCCCGGCTGATTTCCTCGATCTGGTAGGCGCGGCTCACTTTGGAATCCATGCCTGACATCAGTCCGATGTAGTCCACGATCAACACGTCAAGCCCTTTTCGGCGCTTAAGCGCCTTGGCCTTGGCCTTGACTTGCAGGATGTTCAATCCGCCCTGCTCAACCACGTAGAACCGGCGCGACTTCGATGCCTCCACTGCGTCAACAATCCGGTCATATTGAAGCCCGCGTGTGGGTCGCTTGATATCCGAGATTGAAACCGATCCGAGAATAGCCGCCTGCCTGTCGCTCACGTCGGCCCGGCTCATCTCCATACTGATAAACCCGACGCTGTAGGTTTTAGCCATGCTCAGGCCGATTGTCAGACCCAGAGCAGATTTACCCATGCTTGGCCGCGCACCGATCACCACCATGTTTCCACGCTGTAGCCCTCCGTCGAGCATTTCATCCAAGTCGTGGATTCCTGTGGCCATGCCAACAATCGAGCCGTTCTCGCGCTGTTCTATCAAGTCCAGGTGTTTGATGGCTGATTCATGGGCATCGATCCATTCGCCAAAGTCGTCCTTGTCCTCAAGTTCGATCAAAGCGCTTGAGACTTGATCGATCCTTTCTTGAATCGGCGTGGTTTCGAAAGCCAGCGTCTGTACCAAAGCGCTCATGCCGTACAGTTTACGGCTCTTGAAGGCATCAATCACGCGCTGGACATGCTTGGCTATGCCTCGGGCTCCATGGTCGTTGTAGCGGGCTATTTCAAGCACTTCGGTAAGCTGCATCGAACCGTTGAAGGATTCGGCCACGGAAATGATGTCGTACGGCCCTTTGGCGTGCTGTTTCCGGCATTCTGCAAAAATAGCCCGCAAACAGTCATCAGAAAAGTGTTCTGGCTGCAACTTGTCGCATTCGTCGTGAGCTTGCGGAAAGTTCAGCAGAATGGATACCACCGACATCTCGGATGGCTTCACGCCAACGGTGTTTGCCGTCGATTTCATGTAGCTCACAAAATCAATCTCATCATCAACAATCGTAGTCATGCTGCCACCTTGTTTTCGTAGTTGCCTTGGACTACTTTTGAAAAGTTATCCGCCTTCACCAGCCACCCAAGGTCACAAGACCATTTACCTTCACGCCCGGTTAGAAAATCACTTTCGCCAACGTAGGCAAAGAATCTAGAAAACCAATCCAGCCCCTCGGCCTTGTCAGTAGCGTAACGCTCGCCTGTCTTTTTCTTGGCCGTCAGTAGCCATGCCCAACGCTGGCGTAAAGCTGTTGCCCTAGCACCAGACCATAGCTCTGCCTTCGGCTGGGGGAGGTTTGGCAGGTGTTGGGCATAAAGCTCGATGATCTCAACGTGCGGGCAGGTCGGCGGCGTAGCCGTTGACGAAGAAGCTTTAGCTTCTTTATTTTCTATAGGTGAAGGTGAAGGTGAAGGGCATTCGTCAAGCAATGCTTGTAGCATGCTTGTAGCATTGCTTTTAGCATCATTACCCCATCTTTTTGATGCTGCATTGACGGCTCGCTTGTGATTGCGTACTTTATTGTCAATAGCGTTAGTTTTTTCTTGCTCTATGCGAGTGTGAATGAGCATGCCATCGCTATGCTTGAAGAATGCTCGAAGTGTGCTTGAAGCATTGCTCCAAGCATCGCCAAGCCTGCTTATAATTGATAGTCGAACGTCATCATCTGGAATCGGGCCAGACTTCCAATAATGGAGAATGAGCATCAAATATGCGCCATGCTCAGCAGGAGTTAAGTGCATGGTGTCAGACAAATAATCGGCCACGTAAAATGGCATCCAAATGTCAGTTTTCCCCGGCGCCATTATTCGGCGTCCTTTAATTCTTCATCATGGGTTTCAATGCTTTTTTTGGCTTCCCGCAAAGCCTTGATAAGCAAATTAACATTAGATGGCTGAATGGCGATAAATGAAGGCCCATCAAGCGGGTCATTTTGTGATATTGATATTGAACCACCTTTGTTTACAAAAACATCAATGCCTTTTTGTTCTGGGATTACCATTTATTTTTCCAATAAAAAAGCCTAGCTCAGAATCTCATCCTTGCGGAAGTTGGGGAACGGAATAGTACCGTCAGATTCTGAGCTAGGCCCACTATAAAAC